ACTATTGGGTTTTATCCTGATGATCCTCTTGCTTTTGGTTTTTCTGCTGTTGATTCTGTAAATGGAACTGGTACATACAACAATCAGAACTCTATTTTTTCGGCAGGTTCTATTCCCCAATCAGTTGTAGTTTTTAACAAATATAATACTGGACTTGGTAATAAGGGTTTCCTAAAACGCCAACAATATATTAATTATGATACTGCCGGTGATATTGATGGTGCTATTGGTGCGATCACTTACGCAACTCTTTTTCCTTTTCAATCTGCCATTAATGTTTGGAAAAGTTATATTTCAACCAAAATTAACGCCTCTGTTGGTGCTACTCAAGGAGTTTTCCAAATTAGTATTATGGCAACAATTTACTTAAGACATCTTCATTCGTTTTTCCAAAACATTCCTCTACTTAAAGGAACATTTTTTAAGTTTACTATGAACCTGAATAACACTACTACCACTTTTAGTAGAACTGGTGGGGCGAGAACTTTGGTTTTAGGAACTGTATCTAACGCTGTTGGTGGGATCAACCCTCTAATGATTGCTTCTTCTTCCGGTTCAGGATCTACTGCTGATTCAGGTGGTTATGATGCTTTTGGTGGTGCTCTCGCTACTGGTACTTCGTTTAGAGCAAACATTAGTGTTGGTGCGAGATGTTTGGATTCAACCCTTCACTCTACTACCGGTGTTGCTGAAGGAACACTTGCTCGTTCTGTTATGCTCTATATACCAAGTTATTCATTTAACCCCATTTTTGAAACCGCATATTTGTCCTCTCCTGTTAAACATATTGAATATGAGGATGTTTACCAATACCAAATACTTAATGTTCCGGCAAACGGACAGATTAATCAATTGCTTACTAACGGTATTGCTAATATTAAGAGTGTATTGTTAATCCCATTTTACTCGGAACAAGCAACGGCAAATACCGGTCTACCAACTGGTATCCCTGTTTATCAGTCCCCATTTGATCCTGCCGGATCAGGTTGCTCGTCACCTTTAGTTATATTGAATAACTTCAATATTGTGGTTTCCGGACAAAATGCTCTTTACAATACTGGTCGTTATACTAATGATCTATTCCAAAACCAACTCTTTGGTGCTAATGCCGTAAATGGTGGTTTGGTTGATGGTTTGACTTCATCTTTGTTTAATGGTCTTGGTTGGGAAATGGAATATTGCTACCATTATGTTAATGTTAGTCGCATGTTGCCTGTGGAACAATCAGTTCCTAAAAGTGTTCAAGTTGTAGGTCAAAACCAAAGTGCTAAAGCAATTAATTTGTTTGCTTTTATTACTTATGGTGTTTCGATTGATATTGATGTATTAACTGGCAGTAGAGTTTAAGAGAAAACCAAATGGTTTAGCAATATTCTTTTACCTTTTACCTTTTCTAAAACAGGGACAACTATAATTAAGGTTCTTACTTCCTACTTTTTCTATTAAATAAAAATTAATAATTTTCATTTAATTTATTATCTCTTATTAAATATATAATGAAACATTCCGTTTTAGAACTGTCGGCAAGTCCCAAACAAATTAGTAAATTGAGAAATGGACATAAAGTACGAGTAAAACCTGCTATGGAAGGTATGGGCATGTGTGTTATAGTTGATCCTTTGAAATATTCGATTGTTAGTAGAACATTTAGCAGAGGCAAAGGTGCGGAATTACAATTATCCCCTGAAGAATTACAAATGAATAAAAGTAATCCTATGGGTGGTAAAGGTTTGTATGCCGGTGGTGATATTTTTGATAAAATTGCTGATAAGGTTGCTGATAAAGCAATTGACAAAGGTTTGGAGTTTTTGGAAAAGAAAGCATCCGGAAAAGGGATGACAGGTTGTTCCCTAACAGAGAAACTCGTTGATAAGGTTGCGGATAAAGCGATCGATAAAGGTATAAACATTTTAGAAAAGAGAATATCCGGAATGGGAATGAAAAAGGGATCTCCTGAAATGAAAAAGAAAATGGCAGATTTGAGAGCAAGAAAAGGAAAGAAAATGACAGGAGGGGCATTTACGAACGAAGATGTAAGACCTGTTATGGCAGAAGTAGGTAAATATTTGAACCCTTTGGAATTGGTCAATTTTATGGACGGCAAAGGTTTAGAAAACTCAAATCCTCTATTATTAGGTTATGATTTAGGGCATAATGTAATTGGTCCGGCGTTGTATAAATCAATTTACGGTCATCCAAGAGGGTATGGAATGAAACCGGATGCTGATACAATTCATAAACTAAATCAGGAATTAGGAACAAATATGGGTTATTTGATGAACTCCGGAATTGGTAATGCTGTTTCTGATATTATGTCAAGTTCGTTAATTGGTGATGCTGTACAAGCAAGTAAAAATATGACACAATCTCGTTTAGGTATGGGTTTGTATGCCGGTGCTGAAAGAGGCAGAGGAATGTCTTCTTCTTGCTGTGGAAGAGCAGTAAGAGGTCAAGTTGGCATTATGGGAAACAAAGTATTACCTGATGCTCTTCAGTCAAAACCATTATCCGCCAATTTCCAATTCCAACACACATTACCCCCTGCTTATCAAAAGTTTAGCAAAAGTGCTATGTAAAAATAAATTAATAATAAAGTATAATCTTAAAATAAAAATATAAGATTATATTATAAACATGTTGACGGATCTTCAAATAAAAGAACTTTGTAAGAAAATGGAAATACCTTTAGAAGGTGTTTTCTTCAAAGACCAATTACCCCAAAAAATCAAACCCAATATGGCATATATAATTAATATGGAAAATGCGTTAGACGAAAATGGAAGACCTAATGATGGGTCACACTGGACTTGTCTTCAAGTAAATAAATATCCTAATGGTTCAATTGAACCTTTTTATTTTGATTCATATGGATCTCCTGCTGCGGAAAATGTGAAAAAGGTTGTAATGAATACATTTGGACAAAAATTACCATTTAGCAAACGAGATATTCAAAGTTTAATGAATAATGCTTGTGGGTTTTACTGTTGTGGATTATTACATTTTATAAACGCATCGAAATATAGAACCGGTAATTTCTATGAGGATATAGAAAACTTTTTGTGTATGTTTGATGATTTGAATGAGAGTGTAGATTGGAAAAAGAATGAATACATTTTAAAACATTTCTTTCAACCATCAGATCCCAAGTTGCGAAAAAAAATAGAAATAGACATCGAACCGGCAAGAATAGTACAAGAGGATTCAGGTGAAGGAATGAATATTATGGAAGTCCCTGTAAAGATGGTTAAAAAATAGTTGTATAACCTTTTTGTTTTATCTTTTATCTTTCTAAAAACAGGGACAAATAGAATCAACCTTCTTACTTCCTACTTTTCTTTGAATGGGGGTAGGTTCTTTTTACCTTTAATTATTTGTTTTAGAATACTTTGAAGTAATAGATTTTCCGGTTCGATTTCATCAGGTAATAAAGGTGTTTCTTTGCTTATTCGTACCGTTGGGCGGTAGGTTGGGTATTCCATTCCTCCAACATCTTCCCATTTTTCGTCGAACCATCTTTCTAATTTTTTTGGTTTATTATCATCGGTATATGTTCCTCCTAATTCTTTATACCGTTTTTGGATAAAACCGGATTTATATGCTGATGGTTTTTCATATTTTTGATTTGCTTCTTTTTTCACTTTATCATAAAGTTTTTGATTATCGACAATTGGCATTTACTTATAATATAAAAATATAATATATAATGTTTTATTATTTATTATATGGAATTGCTCTTTTTATAACAATTATAAGTAAGAAACCTAATCGTCTTTTTTAACATATGTATCAAAAACAATTTAAAACTAAAATTATAAAGTTATAAAATGCCTGACTATTCTAAAACAAGAATATATAAAGTAAATGGGGGAGGTTTAGTTTATTTTGGTTCAACTACACAAACCCTACAAAAACGACTTTCAATACATAAAAACGATAAAAAAATTGGTAAGAACTTATCTATAAATCAGATATTAGATTGTGATGATTATAATATTGAAATATTAGAAAATTACCCTTGTAATAATAAAGAAGAACTATTACAACGAGAAACATATTGGATTGATAATAATGAATGTATTAACATAAGGAAACCATTTGTTTCAATTGAAGACAAAAAACTTAATAAGAAATTATACCAACAAACCCATAAGGATATGTGTTCTAAAAGCACAGCAAAATGGGAAGAAAAAAACAAAGAAAAAAGGAAAGCATATTTAAAAGAATGGTATTTAAAAAATAAACAAAAAATTAGTCCTTCTTAACATAAGTATCAAGTTGGGAAGCACT